CTACCTGCCAGCGCAGACGCAGGTGATGTTTGGTTAGACTCTTCAAACACAACGATTAATCTTTACGACGGCAATGTTTGGCAAAGCGTTGGCGCAACTCTTACTGAGTTAAACGTTGATAACGGTACACTATTTGTTGATAATGCTAACGACACTGTTAGTATTGGATCTACCAGTTCAAACGAAAAACTATTCGTAAACGGTAGTGTACGTTTAGGTACAAACCCAGCCATTAAATACTCCGGTGCATATTTAGATTTTAAACATTCAAACGGCACAGGCACAGTAATTCGTGTCAGAGATAACAATAATAACACTGCACCTATTTTTAAAGTATACGGCGCTAATAACGAAAGCGAAGTATTTAAAGTACAAGGTAGTAACGTTACTATTAACGATGCTTATACCTTACCAATTAGCGACGGCGGCGCCGGCCATGCTATTGTTACAGATGGTAGCGGCAATTTAAGTTTTGCAGCATTAGGCGACCCTGTCGAAGATTATGGCTTTATTACTGAACTTGCTGATGTTACTTTTGATTACGGTGGTGTAAGCGAAATAGAAACTCGTAAACCAACATCACATGATAGTTATACGGTAGCAGAAGCACAATCACTTACATATATTAATCCAGGTGATATGATTTTTGTTAGCAACGAATCAGGTGGCTCAACAATGGCGTTTTATGACGGCAGTGATTGGCGCAGAATTCAAGATAGACAAGTAATTAGTTAAACTATAGGAACACACATGGCGAGAGCTAAAACACAAAAAACAGACTTAAGTGATATTACACTATCAGTTAGCGCACCAACACCGAGTATTGATGTTGATTCACTAACAGCTAAAATCACTGAAGCAGTAACAAAAAAGTTAACAGTAGAATTTGAAGGAAAGATGCAAGTAGCACTACAAAAAATTACCAGTGCATCGGAGCAACGTAGAGATCGTATCGTTCTCACAGGCGCAAAGCCTTATGCTATTGATGCAAGTGATGATGGATTGTTGTTTTCAAAAGAAAACGACGTAGTACTCCTTGTAGGTAAAAACGGACAGATTGCCACCGGCACTAAAAGTCCAAGAAGTTATGGTAAAGGATCAGCACACTTTAGATCAGGCTATACCAGTGAAGCAGACCTCCCAACCAGTGGTGATGGTGCAACCCGCGGTGTAATTGTTGAAGGTGACGGTGACGATGATAAGACATTTGTATTTCGTGCAGTAAGCAGAATGAATCGCCAAGGCACTAACGTATTCAGTGATGGTACTATGGCATTAGGCAGCATGACTAAAGTTAACGATGCTACCTTTGGAGTATATCACAAGTTCAACGATACTGATGCAGTCTCAATTGATATACCAACATTAGAATATGATCATACCGCGATTAGTATTACGGCAGCAACTCCTCTAAACAATCGTTGGAACGCATTTAATGTAATTGCGGATGAGGATACCGAAACATTTAGAGTTGACGGTACCGGTGCAGTATATGCTAATAGCTCATATTACAGCAATGGCACCTGCTATGCAGAATTGTTTGAATGGGCTGACGGCAACAGCCGCGGCGAAGATAGAAATGGATTTACTGTAACACTTGATGCTAACGGCAAATTACGGGTAGCAGACGAAGGCGACAAGGTCGTAGGGGTAGTAGTTCCTCATGCAGCAGTTGTAGGTAATAGTGCATGGAACCACTGGCACAGTAAATTTAGAGACAAGCAGAACAAGTATAGTATTGTAGAGTGGTTAGAAATAGAAACTACAAAATTAAAAAGTTTTTATAAGCATAGTTTGTCAAAAGATTTTGCATTACCTGATAATGCAATTGAAATTCAAACTGATTATAATGGTAACGAGTTTTTTAAATCCGCTGTAAATCATCTCTGGGATAGTTCAGAAGAATATGTGGGTAGAGAAAAAAGAAAAAACTGGGCGGTAGTTTGCATATTAGGATCAGCACCAGTTTTTAAAGGTCAGCTAGTTAATAACAATTGGATCAAGGTAAAAGACTTGAACGATGAGTTAGAACTAATGATTATTAAATAAATGATAAATATGCGTAACAACGTTTAACTCTTAGGGGATTTAGAATGGCAACAGCAATTCAGAGACGTCGTGGTAATACCGCCCAACACGCCAGTTTCACTGGTTTAGCCGGCGAAATTACTATCGATACAGAAAAAAATACAGTAGTAGTTCATGATGGTGTAACAGCAGGCGGTTACCCACTAGCTCGAGCTGATGAGGTTGAAGCACTGGGCGGTGCTGATATCACGGCAGTAATTGCTGGTAGTGGCTTAACAGGTGGCGCATCATCAGGTAACGCAACAATTAGTTTGAACTATGAGAACTTAGCAGGTAATTTAGTACCAAGTGCTAATAACACATATAGTTTAGGTACAGCGGCTAAAGTTTGGAAAGACGTTTACGTCGGACCAGGATCACTTTACGTTAATGGACAAAAGGTACTTGCTGATAACAGCGGTACAATTACAGTTAGTGCAGATAATAACCAAAACTTATCACTTGTAACAACAGGCTCGGGTGATTTAGAATTAACCGCAGGCGGTGAAATTCAAATTAAATCAAACGTAGTCTTAAGTGCAGGCAAAACAATTACAGCTAGTGGCGGCTTAAAACTTGCAAGTAACTTAGACGTTAACAGTCAGTATATCAACAACCTAACAAATCCAGTTCAAGCACAAGATGCTGCTACTAAACAATACGTTGACTTAGCAAGCTATCTAAGTGCAGGTGACGGCCTAAGCAAAGCAAATGGCACATTTAGTGTTGACAACACAGTTGTCCGTACAACAGGCGCACAAACAATTGCTGGTGCAACAGCATTCAGCGATAGTGTTACTATTAGCGGTAACTTAACAGTTAGCGGTACAACTGTTACAGTTAACAGTGAAACAATCAGTTTAGCTGACAACATCATTGACTTAAACAGCAACTTCACAACTGGTTCACCAACTGAAAATGCTGGTATCAGAATTAAGCGTGGCGACAGTGCTGATGTACAGATTCGTTGGAACGAGTCAGACGACAAGTGGCAGTTTACAAATGATGGTTCAACTTATGCTGACATATTAACTGGCACACAAGTCAAAGCATTATTCAGTGCAACTGATGCAGGTGGTGATGGTAGTTTTAGCTACAGCGATGGCGTATTTACATATACAGGTCCAAGTGCAGCTCAAGTACGTGCTCACTTTACAGGCGGTTCAGGTCTAACATTAACTGACGGTACTTTTGCTGTTGGTGCTGGATCCGGTATTACTGTAAATGCAGATGATGTTGCTGTTAATGTATCATATATTAAGAGCTTGTTTAGCGCAACAGATTCAGGTGGTGATGGCAGTTTCAGTTATAGTGACGGTGTATTTACTTACACAGGTCCAAGCGCATCTGAAGCAAATGCACGAATTGATGCACGAATTGTAGGCGGCAACGGTTTAACATACAGCAGCGGTAACATTTCAATTGGTGCTGGTTATGGTATTGCTGTAAATGCTGATAACATTGAGTTAGCAAACTCAGACGTTAGAGCATTGTTTAGCGCATCAGGCGATATTAGCTATAACTCAACAACAGGTGTGTTTAGCTTTACAAATGATGCAGGTGATATTGAAGCTGTAACAGCAGGCGCAGGTTTAACTGGAGGCGGCACAAGCGGCACAGTTTCACTAAGCATTGGTGCTGGTTCCGGTATTACTGTAAATGCAGATGATGTTGCTGTTAACGCAAGTTACGTTAAGGGCCTATTTAGTGCAACAGATTCAGGTGGTGATGGTAGCTTTAGCTACAGCGATGGCGTATTTACATATACCGGTCCTAGCCAATCAGAAGCAAATACACGTATTGATGCTCGTTTAAGCGGCTCATCTGGTGTTAGCTATAGTAGTGGTGTAATTAGCCTAGCAAGCTCAACAGCAGGCGCAGGTTTAACATTTACATCAGGTGTATTAGCAGTTGGTGCTGGTACTGGTATTACTGTAAATGCAGATGACGTTGCACTTTCAACAAGCGGTGTAACTGCTGGTACATACGGTAGTGCAACACAAGCAGCTCAAATTACAATTGACGCATACGGTCGTGTTACAAGCGCAAGCAACGTAACATTAACAGGTGACATTAGTGAAGTTGTTGCTGGTAGCGGTTTAACTGGCGGCGGCAGCAGCGGTTCTGTAACACTAAACGTAGTTGGTGGATACGGTATTGTTGCGAATGCTGATAGCATTGAACTGTCAAACTCAAGCGTTCGTGCGTTAATCAGTGGTTCAAGTGGTGTTGATTACAACAGCACAACTGGTGCAATTACATTAGCAAGTAGTACAGCAGGCGGCGGTTTAACATACAGCTCAGGCGTAGTAGCAGTTGGCCCCGGTAACTACATCACTGTAGCAGCAGATTCAGTAGCAGTTGATGCTACAACTACAGCTACAGCAAGCAAGGTTGCAGCTCGCGATTCTAGCGGTGACATTTATGCTAACATCTTCCAAGGTACTGCATCAAGCGCACGTTACGCTGACTTGGCAGAACGTTACGAAGCTGATGCAATCCTAGAACCAGGCACAGTAGTATGCTTTGGCGGCGCTAAAGAAATTACTGCATGTGATCATGAAAATGACCACGCTGTAGCAGGTGTTGTTTCAACAGATCCAGCATACATGATGAACAGTGCTGCTGGTAACAACGATACTCATCCATATATTGCACTAACTGGTCGTGTGCCAGTTAAGGTGGTTGGTCCAGTTGCTAAGGGCGACCTACTAGTTGCTAGCGGCGTTAAAGGCCATGCAATGGTTAATAACAATGCTAAAGCCGGTACAATCATTGGTAAAGCAATTGGTTCAAGCGACAGCGGCGAAGGCGTAGTTGAAGCATTGATTAACTTAATGTAATTAAAACTACACTTTAAACTAATTAGAAAGGGTGTACAGCAATGTATACCCTTTCTTTTTGATAAATAACAGTACAAGAATTATAACATACATTCTACACTTACAATTCACAAACTCACATAGACATTGACACTATAAAAACTTATTTCCTAAGTTGGGAGTCTTTGTGGAAGAAATCTTTAAACTCATAGCAGAAGTTGGCGCACCTATTGCTGGTTCACTAGCAATGGGCTTTTTTATTTTCCTTGTAATCAGACAATTACTTGAGGGTGTAGTAGAACAAGTTAAAACATTAACTATGTTCTGTAAATCATTAGAAAACCGTGCAACCACTATGAGTAACGAAATGATGAAGATTGATCTGCTGGTTAGCAGCGCATTAGAACTAAAACCCGACATTGAACGCATCTCCAGAGCTAACAACTTTGTAGAAGATGGTAAAGTGGACGCAAGGAGAGACTAATGCTTTACGTAGATTATGTATTTGAAACAGCAGGCAACAATATTCTTTTTGACAAAGAATTAAGCCCTAACTCATTGAAAGTAAAAACAGGCGATAAGTTTGTTGTAGAGGTCAATGAAGATAATAGAATAATTTTAGTCAGAGTAGACGAAGAGAGCAAATAATGGACGGAATAGCTGATTTAATTGGTCAATTTGGATTTCCAATTGTAGCTATGGTGGGCTTAGGCTACTTTATCTATTTCATATGGACATTTATTGGCGAGCATATTGATCCTGCATTGCATGATATGCACATTGCACTGATTCGAGTTATTGATAAAACTCGTATGCTGGACCAAGACATGATTCGATTACAACAGAAAGTTAATGTTGTACTAGAGTATAGAGCAGTTCAAAAAATTATTGAAAAAACTCATAAAGAAAGAGAATTAGAATCTCTTAAAAAACAAGTAAACACATCACAAGTAGGGAAAGTAAGAGCAAAGCACGAGGAGACACATGATGCTAAGAAAAATTAACATGTTTGTTTTTTCAGCTTTACTTGTTTCTGCATCGTCAGCTGGTGCTTCTGAGATTGTGCATCAATTTAATAGCCCATCCTTTAGTGGCATAGGCTTTACACAGCACGTTCTAAGCATTTACAATCAAGAACAAGCAGCTAAACAAAAAATTAAAGACGAAAAAGCACAAGCAGAAGCTAAGGCTGAATTAAAACTAATGCAAGATCCAATCTATCGTTTCAAGCAAGCACTTGAAAGTAGAATGTATCAAGAACTTGCAAAACAGATCACCGATAACATCTTTGGTGAAGCGGGTATTAGCGAAGGCGTACTAGACTTCCCAACAGGCGGTACAGTTTCTTATAAGAAAGACGGTTCATTTATTACATTAACTATTACAGATGCTGATGGTACTGTAACAGTTATTAAAGTGCCAGTAGCAACAATGGTTAGCGCAGCAGGTGGTGGTTAATATGAAAAAACTCACAGTAGCATTATTAGCAAGTGCAAGCCTTGTGCTAAGTGGTTGTGCAAGTTATTCACAAATGGATAAGTTGCTAACTAAAACTCAGTTTCAAGATGCAAAGATTGAAGGCACAACATTAGATCGTCCAGAGTTTGTTTTACCAAAACCAGCTAACGGCCCAGTAGTTGTTGCTGTATACAGCTTCTTAGATAGAACAGGCCAACGTAAGCCCAGCCCAATGGTTGCACAGTTAAGCAGTGCAGTTACACAAGGTTCGGAAACTTATTTGATTAAAGCACTTCAAGATGTAGGCAATGGCAGCTGGTTCAAAGTTGTTGAGCGTGTTGGCTTAGACAACTTAATGAAAGAGCGTCAAATGATTCGTCAGATGCGCGAAATCTATGAAGGCGCAAATGCAAAACCAATGCCTCCAATGTTGTTCGCTGGCGTACTTGTAGAGGGCGGCATCGTAGGTTATGACAGTAATGTTGTAACAGGCGGCAGCGGTATGCGTATTTTAGGTATTGGGCCTCAAACCCAATATCAAGCAGACATGATTACTGTGAGTCTGCGTGTAGTTAGTGTTACTACCGGTGAGGTATTAGTAAGCATTACTACAACAAAAACAGTATATAGCTACATGGATAAGTTAGGTGTTCTACGCTTTGTAGAAGCTGGTACTAAATCTATTGAAGCTGAAATTGGTATGGGTGTAAACGAAAGCGGAAATCGTGCAACTAATATGGCTATCCAAGCCGCAGTAGTTGAAATGATTCGCGAAGGGCAGAAACGAGGCTTCTGGGACTATGATCCAAAATCTGTAGAAGAAATCAGACTAGCCGATGAAGCCAAAAAGAAAGCTAAAGAAGAAGCACAAATTCTTAATAAGCTAAAAAACACACTTAACGGTAAAGAGAAGAACGCCGCCGTAGAACCTAAATCAACTATTGTAGACGGTTCCGGTGAAAAAATTAAAACAGGAGAGAGAGTCAATGACTAAGACATTGAAAGGCTTGTTGTTTGGTCTTGTAATGGCTTTAGGCTCTACCAGTTCTTTTGCTCAGGTAGCAAGTACTACCAACAAGGTTATGATTGACCAAGTTGGTAATAGTAATACAGTTACCTTAACACAGTCCGGTAGTGGAAATAACATTGGTGTTAGCACCAGTGATTATGCTACTATTACTGGCGACACTAACACAGTCACTATGAGCCAGACTGGGGATAACAATAAAGCAAATTATAAAATAACAGGTAATGGTAATACATATACAAGTGTAGTTTCGGGTAACAACAACGATGTACTAGTGACTTGCGGCACAGGCGCAGGCGCATGTACAGGTGTTATTATTGATCAGACAATTACAGGCAATGGTAACAAATTAGTTGAAACAATTGCAGGTAGTGCTATCAATAGTAAGACAAAAATTGTTGGTAACTTAAACGACCTACAATACGATTTAACAAGTAGCAACGGTAAGCTAGATGTTGATATCAGTGGTGACAGTAACATTTTACGTCACACACAAACTGGTTCAGCGGGTGTTGACGGACATAACCTTAAAGTACAAATAGTTGGTTCATTAAACCAAATTACAACTACACAAGGTGGTACAATTGACACAACTGTAAACATCAAGGTTAACGGCGGCAGTAACATTATTAATGTAACTACGAGCAACTAATGCTACGCCAGATTGCTATTGCAATGTGTTGTTTTCTGAGCGCAGCGCCAGCTTGGGCTGAGATTGGTAAAATCTCAACTCAGGTTGGCCCTGACTCTTCTATTCAGCGCGGGAAACAAGTTATTGCAGGAAAACCTAACACAGGAATAGCATCTAATGACACTGTTAGTACCCGAAAAGGTACTACACTAAATATCAATTTTAAAGATAACACTAAAGTAAAGATTACAGAAAACAGTCGACTAGTTATAGACGACTTTGTTTACGATCCTAAAAAGAGTGATGCTGGCAGACTAGCAATGAAAGTATCTATGGGTACTGTACGTTATGCTAGTGGACAAATTGCCAAAGTAAATCCTCAACGTATCAACATCAAAACTCCTAGTGCTGCCATCGCAGTGCGAGGTACAGATTTTCACATGACGGTAGACGAGATGGGCAGAAGTTTAGTTATTCTGGTACCTAGCTGCCGTGATGAAAATGAAGTAACTAAATCAGATGAACAGCGTTTATTAAACTGCCAAACAGGTAAAATCATAGTCGAAAATGCAGCTGGTTCAGTTGAATTGAATGAACCATTTAGTGCAACATATGTAGCAAACTTTGATTCATTACCAAATCCTCCAGTTACGCTAAAGCTAACCAGCATTGACCCGAGAATTAGTTTTGACAGCCAAGTAACAAATGAACTAATTATCAGTCCACCTGAAGCAGTACAGGAACAGCTTGCTAAAGCATCGAAAGATAACGAGCAAGAAGAAAAAGAAGAAGAAACTATAACTAGAGTGGCTAATGCCGATAATAGAAACGCAAACAAAGATGAAGCTAGATTAGCTGCACTAGCAGCAGGTAGTAATGCGAAAGGTCCTTGCTCTGAAAAGATTATATGCGTTGAAGCAAATCCGTATGTGACTTTTTATAGAACAACTGACAGCGATCATTATGCAGAAGTGAGAGCAAGACTAAGTGCAAATACTAATTTAACTATTGTGCATAATGGTGATGAAGGTAAAGTAGGTTGGGGCTCAGCGCCTAACTCGGGTAATATCATAACTATTAGGCAGTCAAAATGAGAAAGATACTAGCAGTATTATTATTTTTCATTGGCGTGCCAGTAGCAGCACAAGAAGCTAACTACGGTTTTGAAAGCGGAAACTACACTAACTGGACTGTTAGCAATGGTAGTACAACTGTGAAAACCAGCGGCTGGAGCGACAATGGTTCTGGCGCTCAAGTAACAACAGGTATGAACAATTATTGTCCAGGTGGCGGCAAGTGCTGGACTATTACACCTTACGGTACTTATATGTTAAGTATTCAAGCAGGTGGCGGCTCTCCCTCATTTGACAGCTCAATGTCAACACTTGGCTTCACCGGTGCTGAAACTACTTCTATTAAAAATACCATATATCAAAACGGCAGCATGTACCCAACTAACGCTTCGTACGCAAAACGTAGTGTAGTACTAGAAGCAGGTAAGACTTATACCTATGCTTGGAACTATGTAAGTACAGACTATACGCCATATAATGACGGTTCAATGGTTGTTGTCACTGGCCCAGCTGGGCCAGTAACAGTTAACGGTCAACAAAAATATGCGCTACTAGGTTTTACTAATCCTGGAACTGGTAACTATTCAACTGGCAGCTATGGTTCAACTGGTTGGCAGCAGATAGTTATTACAGTAACCACAACAGGCACCTACGACTTAGCATTTATAACTTTTAACTTAGGTGACACTGCACTAAGTCCGATACTGTTCATCGACGAAATTATTGGCGCTACTCAGCTGAATGGTCAGAGCTTTACATCTGTTGCTCCAAACGCAGGCAGTACTGCTCCACCTCCTCCCACTGAGCCGCCACCTGGACCAACTTATTGCTGCGGCGGCACTGATACATCATTTAATGCTAGCGCAACAAATACTACTAAAGTTAATACTTTTAGTTCTAGAACTGTAAAAGATTCTAAAGTAATCATTGAGCAAATTGGTTCTAGCAATAGTATTACTGTAACACAAAGTGGCACTAGAGAAAATTACTTTAAGTATTATAGTAGTGGTAATAACAATACAACTACTGCAACACAAAGCGGTACAAGTAATGCAGTAACAAATTACATGGATATTACAGTTAATGGTAACAGTAACAGTTTAACTCTAAGTCAAACTGGTACAGGTGGTGCAAAAGGAATCTTTGCTACAGTAGCAAACAATAACAATACGATAAATATTCAGCAAAAAGATAATGGTAATCATTACCTAGATCTATCTTTGAGCGGTGGTAACAAATCTGTTGCTATCATCCAACAAGGCAGCGGTAATCATATGGCCGCAGTTAGCCTTAGCGGAAACCCGACAAGTTTCGAATTGACACAAAGTGGCAGTACACAAAACTTCTATTCAATTGTACATTCATGTGCAACAACTGGAGGATGCGGTACAATCACAGTAACACAAGGACAATAACATGCTAAAGAAAATTTTACTAAGTCCATGGACTGCATTACTCACACTAATTTTAATCGTAGGTATCAGAGCATTAGATCCTAGCTTTGTTGAAAGTGTACGCCTAAGATATTTTGATACACTTATTACTAGTAAAGAGCCTGTACAAAACAATGTTTACACAATTAACATTGATGAAGCAGCACTAGACAAATATGGACAATGGCCTTTCCCACGTGACCAGTACGCAAGCATAGTAAAAGATTTATATAGCAGAGGCGCAGGCCTTGTTGTGTTCAATGTGTTAATGGCAGAGCCAGATCGTTTCAAAGGCGACAAGGCAATGGAAACTGTAATGGCACAGTATCCTGTTATACTACCAAATGTGCCATCGGACAAGTCAAAAAATAATCCTCGCGAAACTGGTGCCGCAATCCTAGGTCCAGAGTACTTAGATACAGTAGTTCAATATCCGGGTATCATTGCTAACTTGCCCAACTACGAAGGGCTAGCAATCGGTACAGGTACAGTTAATACATTACCAGAAATTGACGGTGTTAATCGTCGCGTACCATTAGTAGCCAGTGTAGACGGAACATTATATCCAGCACTAAGTTTAGAAGTACTGCGAGTAGTAGCAGGCGATCCTAGTTTTCAAATCAAGCTAAACGAACTTGGTGTTGAAAAGATGCGTATACCTCAGTTTGGTCCAGTTACCACAGACAGCTTAGGCCGTGTGTGGATTGACTGGAGTCAAAAGTCGCACAGTATCAGTTTAGCAGAATTGCCTAAAGACTTTAGAGGGGCTGTTGTTATTGTAAGCCCAACGGCAGCAGGCATTAGTAACCCAGTACCAACAGCACTAGGACCAGTTCATCCACATGAACTACAAGCCGCAGTAGTTGGTACTATGTTTAATGGCGTTAACATTCAACGCCCAGACTATGCAGACTTTGCAGAAATTGCCGCATTGCTTGCATTAGGCTTAATTATAATTTTCTTATCAAGGTGGACATATGTCGGTCTTTCTACAACTGTTGTTGGGATCGCTGCCAGTGTTGGTGGCTCTTATTGGCTGTTTATTAACCACAACATGCTCGCAGACGCGACAGCAACTACTATTGGCCTTATTCTTGTTGCCCTGCACGTTTATGGCGTTAAGTTTGTAAGCGAGTTCTTACAGAAGCAACAAATTAAAAAGCAGTTTGGTACTTACTTAAGCCCAGACTTAGTTGCACAGCTACAGCGTCAACCAGAATTACTAAAGCTAGGCGGCACAGAACAAGAACTGTCAATTATGTTTACTGACGTTCGCGGCTTTACAACAATCAGCGAACACTATGGCAAAGACGTTCAAGGCTTGACAAGCATTATGAATCGTTATATGACTGCCATGACTAAAGCTATCCTTGAGAACAAAGGTACGTTAGACAAGTATATCGGTGACGCACAGATGGCATTCTGGAACGCACCTGTTAATAATCCACAACACGCAAAAGATGCAGTACGTACTGCATTTCAAATGTTAAAATCATTAGAGGAATTCAATGCAGAAATTAAGGCAGAAGGTGTACCAGCTTTTGGTATGGGTCTCGGTATCAATACTGACACTGTGGTTGTTGGCAATATGGGCAGCGATCAGCGTTTTGACTATACCTGTCTTGGCGACGGTGTTAATCTTGCTAGTCGCCTCGAAGGTCAATCCAAACCCTACGGAGTCAAAATCATTATCGGACCAAAAACGGCTGAGTATGTGCGAGAAGCATACCAAGTCGTTGAGCTCGATTTACTCGCAGTAAAAGGCAAAACAGAGCCAGCACAAATTTTTACAGTGCTAGAAGACTTTGACACTGCCGACGAAAGAGTACATAAAGAATTTTTAACAGCCTATCGCAAAGGCGAATGGGATACAGCATACAAACTAGCTACAGACATGAGACACAGTTGGAAGGGTGAACTAACTCAGTACTACGAAGCAATGCGAGCTCGTATACATGAGTTCAAAGCAAGTCCTCCCAAAAACTGGGACGGCATCTACAGAGCCACATCAAAATGATTACACTAGAAAGAAACAGAGATAGTACAAAATTTACAGTATTATATGACGATAAAGTCTTAGTGTTTACTAGCAGTTATACGCACGCATTGGAAGTATACGAGCGTGCAAAAGCTAACGACTTAGACTTTATAGAAAAGCTGTTTACGCCTTTTACGCCTCAGGGTCCCAAGACTTTACAGTTATAAATGTATTTTTATAATGTCTAAAATCTTTTATTAATTGTCTAGCATGAAATAGTTCTAGTGGTATACTGTCTGTGTATTTTGTCATAGGCAGATAATACCTACTTACTATTCGTTCTAATCGTTTGATATCTACACTAAGAGCATCAACAATTTTATTGTTGTATTCCTGATCAGATAATAATCCTATTAACCATGTATGATATTCGTTATCGAGGTTGTAGCTACGAGTGATTTCTCTTACTTCGTAGAATAATGCCCGTATAGGATTAATATTTGCACGATATTTTATTAGCACCGATGGAAACTTAAACTCTGCAGATTCAGTTTCTAATAGATTTATAGTGCTTGTATAGTCTTTGCGTAACGCATGTTTTAAACTATCTAAGTTTTCTTTTATCTTTTTTTCGTAAGCATTGATAAGTTTATCAGCAAGTTTTTGATATTTAGAATCTAGTTTGTCGTAATAGTGTTCTTTTATATCGTCAATAGAGTACGCACCTTCTAATAAATCAAAAGGTATAGTTTTAGATTTAGAATATTTTTCTAGCTCGTGCTGTATTCTTAAAAGCACAAAATCAACTACTTCACTCATTTCATTATTTATTCTCTATTGATATTAAGAATAGTGTGTAGTTTTTCTGTGCCTCCGTTTTTGTTTAGTGTAAGTCTTGCACCATTATGTAATGGCTGTGGCCAAACACCAATATTAACCCAAGCATATCCTGCACTTTCGACATTTAATACAGGACTAAACTCTTTTTCTACTACATATACAAAACTGTAATAATAAAATTTTTGATCTCTGCTTTGATAAACGTCTATAGGATTTAGTTTTGCAAGCTCAGGAACAAACCCAATTTCTTCTGTTAGTTCACGCTGGATGCACTCGTAAACTGTTTCGCCCTTTTCAATAAGGCCGCCCCAAAATCCCCAAGTGTTTTTAAATCTTTTATCTGAGTTGCGTAGTTGTAGTAAGCATCGTCCAGTGTCCTTTGCCAAAAATACTACGCCAGCGGCTGTTGTCATTACAGTACAAGTCTCCAGTAACCAGGATTGTATTCACCTTCGTAACTACTTATCCATGCGCTACCAGTCCACTTGAATTGTTTTGATGTAAAATCGTTTGTTACATATTGGGTTGTAGTAACTGCGGTAGAATTAAACACCACAGTCCAATCAGAACCGTCATATTGAATAATATCGTTTTCGTTTGCATCTACACTCCAGCTAGGATATCCGCTGGCACTAATAGATTCTGTTATTAAATATCTTTGCCCTAAAGTAGCAGCGTCTAACCCATTACCAGGACTGCTAGCAGTAGGATCAATAATTTTTGTTAAATCAGCAAGCGTGTTAGATGGTAATGTATCAGTATCGAGGTTAAATATTAAAGATGTATCATCTAACGGATTACCTACAACACTTCCGATAACGAGAAATTCATCGCTATCACTATTATTGCTGGTATTAAGTTTTAGTAAACTAGTAACACTAAGTTCACCTTTCATTTCAATAATATCTTTCCATACAGCAGCATTTCCGGCTGGTGACATAAGTGTAGCTGTAGCACCAGAGACTAGCAGTTTATAATCATTTGGCGTGATAACTAATTCACTGTCGTCAGACACAGTACCAAAGAAATCAGCATACGCTTGATCGTAACCTAATCCGGTCACACTATCAACTTTATGGATATCTGCGATAATTTGCTGAATAATTGTTTGTCGCTTAACTTTAGCAGGAGGGCTAATCCAGATAGGTATACTAAATGTTAATGTTGCAATATCTAAAGTTTCATCAACACCCGCAGGAATACCTCTGCTACTCCAATTAATGTCTGTTAGTTCAATTTCAAATACACTAGTCCAATCTAATGGATTGCTGTTTGATTGTAGCTGAATACTAGGATTAAAGATAACAAAAATTTGTTCTAGTAATTGAAGTTTTGTGTCTGTATTAGTAGTCCATATGTCTACTTGCACAGTCATATTGTACGGAACAGGCATATAACGTTGTGTAGTATACAAATTGCCTTGCTCACTAGTATACGAATTATTTACAGTATCAAATTCACGTTCTGCAACTTGCTGAGTATCTACTAAAAATGGTTCAGCAGTTCTATCTCTAGCAGGCTGAATGCTTTGAATACTTACAGCAATTTGTGGCGCACTATTAACAATATTTTCACTGTTATTGCGTAATAAATGCGCCACAAGTCTGCTTGAATCACCATAACGAGCAGGCACACGGTTGTAATTTACACCGTTCTTAGTGTTTTCTTTTACTTTAAAGTTTGAAAATACTCGTATGATTTGAATTAGATAACGCTTTATCTGTTCGTCATACCAGTAATCTAAGTTCTTGCCTGCCATTATGTTTTCCTTATGCTAACCAGCTAGCATACTTTTTAGTTTTTTCTTTGCGATCGTCTAAACCGTGTGTGCCACCATTGATGCGCTTTGTTAGCTCTAGGATAGCAGCATCGTTGACGCCCTTATCACAGATAGCCCATAGCTTGTTTGTTTCAAAGAAGAACATTGCACTTTCAAATGCATACTTGCTAGCAACAACATCTGGATTGGTCATTACTTCTGGATCACCGATGTACTTTGAAAACGCTTCGTAGTTGCTCTTACCAGTCAACTGGATAGCACCACGACCACGGAACTTGTAACCATCGCCAGAAGCTTCTGGACCATTGCCCATTCTGCCGCCGTATACCCGATTAGCAATCATTTCTGGCTTACGCTCATACTTAGCGGCTGTAGCAGCATCAGGGAAATACTTCTTAAAGATACCTAGTAAGCCTTGTGCGCCATAGTTTAAGTTTTCGTTGAATGTTTTAAATCCACCTGACTCGTGAGCGCACTGTGCAAAGAAGTGAGCCGCTCTAGCATCACTTAGCTTATAAAATGCCTGTGCAGCCTTTAGTGTACCTGGTCCCCAAGCACCGTCCGATGTTGCACCAACTTTTTCTTGTAGAATTTTAACTGACATGTGTGCTCCTTAAAGGTTCTTCCAGGCGTTTGTTGGATCAAAGTCTGTTGTTGGAACATACTTTGTTGACTTACCGTCTTTCTTAGCAATTAGTTTTTGCTTACGATTACCACCTTCCTTCTTAATGGAAGCGTGTACCCAACCTGAGTTCTTGTCGCCTTCTACGTAGAACTCAAGAATTACTTGGTCAAATTCTAGATTGTCAGCAATCCAGTCAGCTACGATCTTGTTTGAAATACCAGTGATTTCAAAGTCAATAGCTTGACCGTTAACGTGTTGACTTGTTGTGCTGCCGCCTACAGCCTTGTTAACGGCTGGACTGCGATAACTTGAGTTAATTGTTACAGCCTTACCAAAGTGAGCACGAACTGGCTCAAGAATCTTCTCACAGCAATAACGCATATTTTCGATGTGTTCTGCTGTTGGTGTATTTGGTAGACCTAGCTTTTTTGCTGTTGGTGATGCAGTCATTTCTTCTAATGTGAAATGCTCTGTTAATTTTGTAGCCATTTGTTACTCCTTTAGTTGTCTGTCTTTGGCTTTACTACTTTGCTGAGATTAGTTTTTTCTTCAGTAATCTCGCCGCCTGAATTAATTGTGTAGTTATCGTTGTTAATAAATGATGTAAGCAATCTGTTCGCCGCAGCCCATGCGCTACGAGCGTCATCGCCTACACGTATCCATCTACTGCCTGATTTTTGAAATAGCCTGTTAGGAGTAAAGTCGGTTCGTAAGAAATAGTCACCGTTACTTACTCCGCTAGTTGGAAAACTTGCTCCGCTACCTACAACACTCAAACCGTTAGGCGGTTGACCATCGCTTGCACCGTAGTCAAGTCCGACTACAGGCTTGTCTGGTACATTAGGATCGAAATATAAGTGTGTGTTATTTCTGTATTGTGGATCATACGGAACATCTCGTTCTGCCTGAGCCAAAATTGCGTCATTAATTGTAATTTCGTTTTGGTACTTGCTAATAAGATTGCGTAAGTCGCCTTCTTCTTCACCTGTACCAAGAATGTCTCTGTATTCTTGACTGTCACTGATAGGACCGCATTTGACACGCCATAAGTGTGGCCACCAACGAGGGTCGTACCCTTCTGCTGGTCTAGCGCCTTCTTGTACTACATAAAATCTGTTAACTGCATCTTCGCTGCCTAACAGCAAATCGTCTCGTAAGTGAGGCAATTCTAGTACGTCACCTGGCATTAGTTTACGACCTAACGCTTCAATCATGCTTTCAATATGGAATGTTAAAAACACTGTATCGTTAGCTAAGAATGCACCAAACTGGGTTAAGTCGAACCCGTCATTGTCTTGTATATTATACTGACCTCTTAGCTCGTAAATTGTTTTATCATATTTGCGATCTCTATTTTCTAAAAACAGCAAATCTTGAATAAACACTTCATTGTCATTTCCGGCGCTACTAGGACGAGTAGGATCACCTGTATTAGCAGTTTCGTGAACACCTAAATATTTGTGAATATGCACGCCGGTACCACCAGCGTGAAGGTGTTCACCGACAACTCTGTCTATGAATTTAAAATCGTTAGTTTTAACTGGATTCCACAGTGATAGTCTTGGCATAATACTATTTATCTAAATTATTTTATACATTTGCCGCACGTTTCTACGCATTTTGCCGTATAAGCAGTTTCCCCGGGCAAGTCTCCTGTTATACCCTGAAGTAGTGTTGTTTTATAATATGTGTTATTAATTATTTCTTTATAATGATTATTGTAACGAGGGATAAAATCTTCTCTAGGCGTAAATTGCTTTTCTAACTGATAATTACTGCCCTCAGAGTGTAACCCTGCACCTATAAAACAACACGGCAACAATGCCCCGTCACAGTCGATATATAAGTCAGATGTTGAAGTTCCTATTCTGCAATCTACATTAAAATCACCTTTATTGATATTTGTAGTTTCGCAATCATGTTGTATAAAATTAGTGCAGGTTAGATCGTCACGGTGCAAAGCTACAACGTCGGTCGCCTTGACATCTTTTGGTAAAATATCATACAAATATGTACCATAATCGTCATATACTCTTATAGGTAAAATTTTTGTTTCACCTGAGTTATTTTTGTTATAACTAAATCCAAAAGGTTCTTTAACATCTAAGATAATGTTTTTTTCGTCGCATATCGCTTGAATTTTTTCTAGTTGATGTTTGTTGTGCTCAAAGATTAAGAACTGCCATATACTTTTACCACCTGCGTTAGTGTAAGCACAAAGGTTGGCCCATAGTTTTTTCCAACTTACATTTCTGCGGTATATATGGTTTGTATCGTCTAATCCGTCAATGCCCCATACAACACGAGAATTGGAATTTTTTAATAAATCTCCTAGTCTTGTCCACCATTCTACGGATCTTATGCCCCCATTGGTGTGGATAGTAAACTCGGCAGTAGAATTACATTGTTTAATGTAATCAATGATTTCGACAAGCTCTGTACATGCGATCGGATCGCCTTTAGTGCCACAGAAGTTCCAAAAGTTGACATTACTGCAAAAATCTTCCCCTAAATCGTCTCGGAAGTAACTTAACCCTAATTCTGTGTTTTTTATAATAGGATTGATAATACCACCACGCAAACGTCTAACACAGACAGGACATTTTGCATTACACTTGTCTGTTAGTTCTACATGTATGCTAGATAGATTTAAAAAAGATGGCAGCATTTGTATACTTATCAATATTAAAAATACTCGGTATGCGATTTCAATAAATATCGCTATGAATAAAGCCGTCCGCGGAGCTAGACCTATTAAAAACCTAGCCGTAAAGCAACATTATGCAAACCACGTTTATAAGGATGTTTCATTAAAAGAATATGAGACAGTGTGGAGAAATTGGCTCGAATATTCTGATACGAAGTTAATAAACGGGTTAGATCAGTTTGAGTTTGCGGATTATACTCAAGGTACAAGTCAAACGTTTGACCATTTTATTTTAAAACATGCTGCCGATAAACATATATTTTGCCTCCGCGGTGATTTTCAATATCATGCTTGTTTGGGCAAACACATCAATTTTTCATACGTAACTAACTACGCTGATTTGATTAGTAACATACAAGGTAAAGGCTTACATGCGCTTTTGATTAGCGCCCCCTTTAGTGACTTTGGATGTATGCATCCTGAGTTTTATGATATTTTAAATATTTGCGAAGTTAACGATATTCCAGTTTGTGTGGATTTAGCATACTGGGGGATTTCTAAAAAAGTAAATCTTGATTTAAATTATCCTGCTATTCGAGAAATTACTTGTAGTTTAAGTAAGCCATTTTATGCTTTAGAAAATCACAGAGTAGGAATCAGGTTTACTAGAACCTATGCTGATGACGGTATAAGTATGTTAAACGAAGTTGAAATGCAAAATAAGCACAGTATGAGCTTAGGCGTTCACTTTATGAAAAGTTTCAACCCAGATTGGAACTGGGAAACATACGAACAACGTTACTACGATGTATGTAAAGAATTTGGCTTCATTTACACTGATACTGTAATATTTGGTTTAGGTGATGAAGCTAGATATAAACATTTCAACAGAGGCGTACCTGGAAACTACAGAGTATGCATTTCCGAATACCTTGAGGACAAATAAAAATGATTGTAAATTCACACAACGACTGGGACCAACTAGAAGAAATTATTGTAGGTCATGCACACCACAGCCGCATCGCTACAGATATTAGCGCACACAGCTTTAGCTATGCAAATCATCCAGCTGAAAAAATTAAACATTTAGAAGGCACCTACCCTCAGTGGGTAATTGACGAAGCAAATGAAGATGCTGATGGACTAGCAGACACACTTACTAAAATGGGCGTAAAGGTACACCGCCCTAAAATTATTGACTGGGATAAGGTTAACTACGATATTGGCCAAGGCTGGAACACCAAAGGCTGGTATAGCTGGTGCCCACGCGATTTAATTTTACCGCTAGGCGACATGTTGATTGAAACACCTACACCTGTACGTGCTAGATACTTTGAAACAAGATTGTACGAAGATATTTTGTATGAAGCATTTGAAGATGGGGCAATGTGGGTTCAAGTACCTAAGCCAAAGTTACACGATAATATGTATCAGTTTGATGATCTTAAGAAAGCAACACTGATGGATCATGAAATTTGTTTTGATGCTCCTAATATTGTTCGTGTCGGCCGCGACTTACTTTATCAAGTTAGTAATAGTGGCAACATGAAGGGCTTTAAGTGGCTCAAGCGTTTCTTAGAACCAATGGGTTATAAGCTACACTACAGCGAACTATATAGCTTTGCACACTTTGACAGCACTATTATTCCTCTACGGCCCGGCCTAGTACTGCTAAACAGTACACGAGTAACACCTGACAACTGCCCTGAAATCTTTAAGAAGTGGGATAAGATTTGGTTTAGTGATTGTGTTGTACAAGGCAGCAAACTTGCTGACCAAGGATACATTGCACCATGCAGTCCATACATTGGTATGAACATTCTCAGCGTTAACGAAAACACAATTATTTGTGATAGCGCACAAGAACCACTTATGCGTGAACTAGACAAGTGTGGCATCGACAGCGTACCAGTTCGCTTCCGTCATAGTATGACACTAAGCGGCGGCATTCACTGCGCTACACTTGATTTACGCCGCAAAGGAACACTAGAGAGTTATTGTGATTAAATACGGATATTTAGACATTGACGTACACTCTGCACAGTTAGACCAATTAAACTTTGATGACTTGCACGAGTGTTACCGTCAGTATGAATGTCTAAACCAGTATTATAATAAACATAATAGCAGTATCTGGCAAATGTTTGACGATGCATGTCCGCAATGGGTACGGGACACAGCTAAAAGGTTGTTAAACAGTGTTAATGAAAATGTCAACTTTGTAGTAAGTATTATTAGAATAGATCCAGGCAATATAATACCTAATCACATTGACGCACATTTTAAAGTGCAAGAAAAATATGGTAAAGGTAAAACTGCTCGTTATCTAATAATGTTAGAAGATTGGAAGATGGGTCATTACTATGAAATACATAATCAGCCATACGTAAAATGGCGTGCAGGTGATTGGACTAAGTTTGAACAGGACGATTGGCATCTTGCCGGCAACATGGGCGACAAGCCTTTTTATTCTATGCAGGTAACAGTTAGATTATGATTGCAGGACACATTAACATCGATCATATCGACTACTTGTTATTAGAGTCTACTGTTTTTACTGAGCATACTGAAACACGAGAAGCAGGCGGCTTTTGGAAAACATTAGATACACTTACTCCTGACTTTCCATTACATTCTGACGTAGTACATCAAACATTTGATTCAGGTTGTCCTAAATGGGCACACGATATTAAACAACAGTTTAATTGGTTGATGCATAGTATGGTTACAATTAATAAACTTACTCCCGGATGTTTCATACCGCCACACAAAGATACTATGTATAGAATTAAGAAAAAAGCAGACAATGAACAAACAGATGTATCGGCTCTTAAGCTCGTACGCATAAATCTTTTTTTACAAGATAAAGAAATCGGCCATATGTTCGAAATGGATAGTACTTATCTAAATAAATACAAAAAAGGAGACTATGTAGTTATCACACCTGATAAATTACACAGTGTTGCTAATTTAGGTTATTTGAACAGATACACTATGCAACTTACCGGCTTTACACACAAGGACATGTTTATATGAAAATTTTTATTACAGGACACGACGGCTTCATTGGCCAACATATGGTACAGCGTTTACAAGGTAAACACGAGCTTGAATTTCTACAGCATGATTTACGAGATCACGATAAAGTAGGATTTCAAATCCGACAGTTTAATCCAGAGATCATTGTACACCTTGCTGCTCGAACTGAAGTTGAAAAGAGTTTCTATGAGCAGATCACATTTAGTGATATTAACTATACCGGTACAGTAAATCTAATTGAGATTGCTAAAGACCTGCCTAATCTTAAGAACTTCGTGTTTGCTAGTACCATGGAAGTATACGGCTGGCAACCTATCAGTGACTTGATTCGCGACGGTAAGGAAAAAGGTATTTTTGCTTTTGATGAAAGCACACCGCCTAATCCTAATGCTCCATATGCAGTAGCTAAGTATGCATGTGAAAAGTATCTAGAGTATGCACACCGTAGTTATGGTTTACCATTTACTGCTATCCGTCAAACTAACGCATACGGTCGTAAAGACAATAACTTCTTTGTTACTGAGCAGATCATTTATCAAATGCTGACTAATCCTAAAGAAATTAACTTAGGTTACGGCGAACCTTATCGTAACTTTATATACATTGACGACTTACTAGATGCATGGGAAACAGTTATTGAAAATCCGGATAAATGTGCGGGTGAAATTTTTTGCATAGGCCCTAACAATGCCATTAAGATTAAGGACTATGTGCAACTCATTGCTGATAAGATTGGTTGGGACGGCCATGTAAACTGGAATACAAAGCCAAAACGCCCGGGCGAGATTTATTTGCTTAACAGCACTAACAATAAGATTACTACTCGTTTGGGTTGGTATCCAAAAGTTGACCTCGATGAAGGCTTGGATCTTACTATTGCAGTTTGGAAAAATATCGTTGATAACAAATTAGAATTTAACGCTAAAAAGAAGTTTAGTATTGGGAAGTAATAACTCGGTTGACAAATCATGTGCTGATGCTATACTATTAACTAATGGAGCATAGGAGATAAGTGTGGCAAAAACTAAGCCAAAACGCAATCTTTCAATAAACGGAATGAGTATCCCTGAATGGGGACTTGTAAAGAAGGATATTAAACCTTTTAAGAACTCTAGTGGTGTACTAATGGATTACAAGCGATTGTTTCAATCTGCTATGTATTATGTTCACTACGAAGTGCCGTCCAAAACATTGCACGCTAGTTTTATCAAATATTGCGAACGCTTCGATAAAAAGAAATCGGCGATTCTTAAAATATTACCCGAATACGAATTTATGAGCGCAGGTAAGTATGCTTACCTTGCGCTTAAGGGCGCTGAACTCGATGATGACACAATTGCTCACCTAGAAAAGAAATATAACGAGCTTCTTATAAAGGCAGAAGCATTAACTAAAGTTAAATCAGCTGAGACTAAGCAAAAGGTAGTCGGCCCGGTTATTTCGATTCAAACACGAATGCGAGAGCAGGTCTCTGATCTTTGCGGTCAGTGGGACGAGTATGTTGACCAACTTTGTTTTGGTAAAGACTTTGACCTCTCTAAGTTTGATCCACACGCTCAAATGCAAGTATACAATAGTGGTGTGATTAAGGCTGCTCACGCTAAGATCATTAAAGATATGTATACTGGGCAGTACGAAGAAGCTAAAGAAGTAGTTGTTTGGAAAGACGAGCAACTAAAGGAAGGCTATGCTTACATGACTGCTAAAATGCGTAAAGACTTTCTTGCGTTTTTTGAAAAGATCATGACAGCCTGCGATACCTACATTAACACTGGTAAGGCAGTACGCAAGACTAGAGTTAAAAAAGCACCTAGCAAGGAGAAGCTAATTGCTAAGATCAAATATAAGGAAAGTGATCCTAGCATTGGTCTAGCAAGTATTAACCCACTTAGCATTATTGACTCTAACGTGCTATGGGTATATAATACAAAAAACCGTAAACTAGGTTGTTATGTAGCAGATTCGATGGGGCAAGTACTAAGTATTAAGGGTACCAGTATCATCGGATTCGACCCTAAAAAGAGTGTGTGTAAGACTGTGCGTAAACCAGAACTGCTCAAAGGCGCAGGCAAACTACCTAGAACTAAAATGCAGAAACAGTTTGATGAAATCCGCGCTACAGAAACATCTATGAATGGCCGTCTAAACGAACATATTATCCTGATTAGTACTTTCTAAAAAGATAAATAGTATCATGCCAGCAAATCAAATAGGATATAACAGTCGACAGGATCTAATTCGTGAACTACAATTGCGCCTCGCAGACGGTATTGTAGACGTTGAATTAGACCGTGATCACTACGATGTAGCAATCGATAATGCTCTTGCTAAGTATCGTCAGTTAAGTTCAGGGTCAGTTGAAGAAAGTCTCATCTTTATTCAAACACAAAAAGACGTAACAGAATATACTCTCCCAGACGAAGTACAAGAAGTTCGCAGACTGTATCGCAGAGGCATTGGTACTAACAGCGGCGGCGGCACTAACTTTGACCCATTTGATGTAGCATTTAACAACATGTATATGCTACAAGCAGGCCAGATTGGCGGCCTTGCTGTATTTGATGCGTTTGCACAGTACAAAGAAACAATTGGGCGTGTGTTTGGTAGCGAATACAATTTCCTCTGGAACCGCAACACCAAGAAACTAAAATTACTTCGTAACGTACAGCACGAAGAAGAAGTAATGATAGGTGTATATAACTTCATTCCAGAAGCTATTTTACTTAAAGATGTATATGCAAGTCCGTGGCTGGCTAGTTATGCGCTAGCAATGTGTAAGCATTACCTAGGTGAAGCTCGCAGCAAGTATACTAGTGGCTTACCCGGCGCAGGCGGCGCAATTCAGCTTAACGGCGCAGAACTAAAACAAGAATCACAGCAAATGCAAGAGCAGCTAAAGCAAGAACTCCATAATATGGAAGAAGGTAATAGTCCGCTTGGTTTTATCATAGGTTAAGAATGATTATTGGTCTAATTGGTTTTATCGGTAGCGGTAAAGATACGGCTGCACAAGAATTTGTAAAACTTGGTTGTAAAAAAGACAGTTTCGCCGCCCCACTAAAAGATATGTGTGCCGCAGTATTTGGATGGTCAAGAGAACTATTAGAAGGCGACACAATTGAAAGCCGTGAATTCCGTGAAACTCCTGATATGTTTTGGACTCGTAAGCTAGGCATTGATCATTTTACTCCGCGTCTAGCACTTCAACTTTTAGGTACAGATGTTCTACGCAATCAGTTCTCTCAAGATATTTGGTTAAATAGCTTAGAATATCGCATTAGAAAAAATACTCTTAACCGTGAATGTATTGTCATCAGTGATGCTCGTTTTAAAAACGAACTCGAACTAATTACAGAAATGGGCGGCAAGATTGTGTGGGTTCGCAGAGGCGAACTACCCGAATGGTACGACATCGCAGCCAGCGCACATACTGGTAATGCAGTAAGCCGCAAAATTATGCAGACACGTTACAGGGATATACATGAAAGTGAATGGAACTGGGTAGGCTTCAAACCTGACTACACCATTTTCAACACTGGTACGATTGAAGATCTACGTGACCGTGTACTTGAAATTAACTTAGATATTAAAAAACCTCGCCTAGTTGCAGTCTGAGGCTATTTAGCAAAAACCTTTCATTCTGTTGCACCCGGTAGTCAAATAATACCGGTTTTCTCCATTTTCGCATAAATACTTGCATAGGAAACACATTAACCTATTAACGGGAGAATAACATGGCAACATTAGTTTCACCTGGTGTAAGTGTAAGCGTTACCGACGAGAGCTTTTATGCTCCTGCCGGTACCGGAACTGTTCCTCTTATCGTAATTGCAACAGCGCAAGATAAGAGCACTCCAGATGGTAGTGGTACAGCAGCTTATACTACAGCAGCAACAGCAGGCAAGGTACAATTGATTACCAGCCAAAGAGACCTGCTAACAAATTTTGGTAATCCAATTTTCAAGACCAGCGGTGGTACTCCACTACACGGTCATGAGCAAAACGAATACGGCCTAATGGCAGCTTATAGCTTCTTAGGTATTGCAAACCGCGCATATGTATTACGTGCTAACATTGACTTAGATCAGCTAACAGCAAGAGCAACTGCTCCTTCAGCTGAAGCAGCTAGCGGTGCATATTGGTTAGACACAGCTAACACTGTATGGGGTTTGAAGCGTTGGAGCGGCAGTGCATGGGTACGCCAAACTGTTAAAGTTCCAGCATCTAGCGACATGGACTCGCCAACAAGCATCAAGCCAGCTTATGGTAAAGATGGCGAATTTGCAGCACTATATTTTGTAAATACCGGTGATACTGCAAGCACTATAACATTACATCAGAAAGTTTCTGGGTCATGGTACAAGATTGGCACAGCAGGTTGGGATAGCGCAAGCGGTAAAGACTTCCAATTAGCACGTCATACTAGCTTACCTTCAACTAAGAGCGGCGGTGGATCACTAGCAGATGGTGACTTAATGCTACAAGTTAATAGTCCAAATAACGGTACAAGCATTGTAGTTAAAGTTTACAATGCATCTACTGGACAGTGGACATCAGAAGCAATAGAGCAATGGGTTTCATCAAGATCTGCTTTTGCAGCATATGGATCTAACCTAAGCGAAGGTGATCTATGGGCAGATTTTATCGATGATGATGCAACAATTATACTACGCCGCCACAACGGTAATAGCAGTTTAACTGTTACATCGAGTGCAGTTCTTAGCGATACAGCTACCGATCTAACCGGTCATAGCGGAGCAGTAGCGTTCTCAATTACAGTTAACGAAGGTACAGCAGTAGATGTTGAACTTTCGAGCGATGCTGATAGTGACGGCAATGCTAGCGTTGACGATATCGTTGCCGACATCAACAGCGCATTATCACTAGCAAACGCAACAGTTAGCTTTACATCAACTGTACTTGCAAGCAACGTTAACGGCAGAATCCGTATTGTTGATACCGCAGGCAGAGATATTCTACTTGAGGCTGGTAACGTAGCAGGATTTGGTCCTGCAAACCTAAACCTAACAGCAGACGAAGTCTATACAAACTGGGAAGAACTAAGCTATGAAGCAAGTTCTACCGCAGTAGTAGGTGAAACCGCTAACGGTACATTATGGTATGATAACGTGATCAGTGCGGATAACATTGACATTCTTATCAATGATTCCGAAGACGGTTGGGTTACATACACTGGAGACATCCAAGTAACAGCGTCTGAACCAACTAAGCAAAGCGATGGTTCAACTACACTAGCAACAGGCGACCTATGGATTGACGGTGGCGATTTAGAAAACTTCCCTGTAATTTATAAGTGGAGCGCAGATGATGAGTGGGTTCTCGTTGATAACACTGATCAAGTAAGTGGCGACGGTATTGTGTTCGGTGATTTCCGCCCACGTGCAGACACATTATCGACTGTAATGGACGGCGGTCACCCACCTGAGTCTCAATATCCAATCGGTATCTTGGCATGGAACAAGCGTGCTAGTGGCGGTAACGTTAAAGAGTATAACGAAGTATACATTGTAAGCGGTAATGATATTGGTCCTAAATGGGTTGACTATTCAGGTAACAAGCCAGACGGCTCACCTTATATGTTGCGTAAAGCTCAACGTGCAGCAATTGTACGTCAAATGCAAGCAGCGGTAGCAGCTAGCGAAGAAGCGAGAAACGAAGTAAATCGTTTCAACTTAATCGCTTGCCCAGGTTATCCTGAATTAATTGACGAGTTAGTAAACTTAAACGTTGATCGTAAGGAAACTGCATTTATCATTGCTGATGCTCCATTACGTTTATCTTCAAGTGCAAGTGCTACACAAGCATGGGCTACTAACAGTGCCAATGCTGACGGCAACGGTGAAGATGGCTTAGTAACAAGCTCACCATACGTGGGTGTTTATTATCCACACGCATTAACAACTAACATTGATGGTACAAATGTTCTACAACCAGCAAGTCATATTGCTCTACGTACATTAGCATTTAACGATCAGGTTGCCTTCCCATGGTTTGCACCAGCTGGCTTCCAACGTGGTCTAGTAAGCAATGCTACTAGCGTAGGTTACTTAGATGCAGCAAGCGCAGAATATGTATCAGTTGCACTAAGCGAAGGACAACGTGATAGCTTGTATGTTAACAAGATTAACCCAATTGGTAACTTCCCAGGCCGCGGCCTAGCAGTGTTTGGTCAGAAGACTCTAAACCCTGTTTCAAGTGCATTGGATCGTGTTAACGTAGCACGTCTAGTTGTTTACATTCGTGAACGCTTAGACGATATTATGAAACCATTCTTGTTTGAACCAAATGACGAAATTACACGTCAGAATGCTAAGGTTGTAGTTGACCGTTTCCTAGGTCAGTTAGTAACACAGCGCGGTTTGTTTGACTTCTTAACAGTGTGTGATACAACAAACAACACACCTGCAAGAATTGATCGTAATGAACTACACATTGACATCGCTATTCAGCCAGTCAAAGCAGTTGAGTTTATTTACATTCCAATTCGCATCCAGAATACACTGGGCGCAGCGCAGTAAGGTTGGTTCCTTACCAAACAGAAAAAGGGGCAGCAATGCCCCTTTTTTTGTCAAATTAAAACAAGAGTTAATGTTTTTTCCATTTATATGATAAATATTTACATAGAAAGAACTAACCGTTCGTAGGAGAACAAGATGGCAAATATTAATACAACAGAAACCAGATCAAAGTTTGGTGTTCCTGTTACCGGTAACACAGGTTCAGGCATTTTAATGCCTAAGCTAAAGTACCGTTTCCGTGTTAGCTTCTTAGGAGGTTTCGGTGGCGAAGCTGAATCAAGAGTACTAACACAAAACGTACAGAACGTTAGCCGCCCAAAGATTACATACGAAGAAGTAACAATTGACAGTTACAACTCAAGAATGTATTTACAGGGCAAGCACAGTTGGGAACAGATCTCAGTTGTTGTACGTGACGATATCACTAACAGCGTAACTAAGCTAGTTGGTTCACAGATTCAGCGTCAGGTAAACCACTTCCAACAGTCAACACCAGCAGCAGGTTCAGACTATAAGTTTGATATGCAAATTGAAATTCTTGATGGTGTTAATGCTGGCGCAAGTGAAGTTTGGTACTTAGAAGGCTGCTTCTTAACTAACGTTGACTACAGCGACAGTGATTACAGCACAAATGAACCAGTAACAGTAACAATGCAAGTTCGTTATGATAACGCAACGCACTACCAAGGTGACAATGATGTCAACGGTAGAACAAGCGGTGGTAATCCATTCCCAGATACTGTTGGTCTAAACGAGCTAGGCACAAACGCTTAATGAAATATTATTGTAGCTGGCAGGAATGCCAGCTACAATTTATTTCTTATTTTGGGAATTAAGTGCATGAGTATTATCGGAAAAATCTTAGATATCTTTGGCCCGGGTGGAAATAATTTTTATGCACGTGACTTCCGCAATGCTTATACTTTTCGTCCAGATCAAAATCCTCCCCGCCAAAAATTTCAAGGTTATGTAAGTTTTGTTGTCAACCGTGAATTATACGGTTCGACTCTTTACGGCAATGAAGTAAACTCAACATTTAGACTTCGTTTAGGTAGTTTAGTTAGAAGTGCTACATTACCTGAAGTTGAATTTAAAACTGAAACTAAAAATTCATATAACAGAAAACGTATTGTTAATACTGGGGTAGAATACCAACCGGTAGATATTAAAGTATTTGATACTATTAATAATGAATGGCTAACAATGTTTATGAAATATTTTAGCTATCACTACATGAATCCTAGAAACAAACAGTTTGGTGACGAACGCGAAGTAGGCAACGACCCTAGACAATCTAAAACTAACCAGCAATACGAAGGATCCAAATTTGGCGCATCAAGCGACAATACGAATTGGAATAGTAACGCATATGGATATAATTTAAATGAATTGGCTAATTTCTTTGAACGAATTGACTATGTTCTTTACCACGGCAATAAAGGTGTTCAATATAGTTTAATAAATCCTGTTCTCACTAGATTCAGAACAGGTGAAATTGACTACGCTAGCTCAGATGTAATGGAATTTGACATGACTTTTGAATACGAGTCATTCACAATATCAGAGCAAGTCAATTTTGGTTTAAGTGATTTTGATATTGCTAGATTTGAAAATGCTAAGGATTTTAAAGGACCAGCGTTCGTACCATTTAATGTTCCTGTTCTCCTACAAGAACGACAATTAGAAATGTTATCCGGGTATAAAAACGCGGAAAAATATGCAAGATCATTTCAGCAACAACCAGAAGCTTCAGCTGAAATTGTTGTATCGGCCCCCAAGGCACCGCCAAGTGTTTATGGAGAGCGAGCTAAAATTGCTAGTCCAGCAGAAAAAGATAAAAGTTTTATTGGCGGTCTTTTAAGTAACATTGCAGATAACGCACTAAGTGCAGCCATTCATGGAACTAGTATTAAAAATGCAGTAATTAATACCGCTGTGGGAGGCATCACACAGGGTATAGTGAATACCATTAGACCTCCTGTTCGAGGAACTAGACAACAACCCACTTCCGAAGCTGAAACATCGTCTGCAAGTACTTCTGAAAAACCAGCAGTTAAGCCAGAAGGATCTTCATAATGTCTTCTACTAGTTTATACGATACCTTTGGAAATGAGGTAAAATATCAGATTACTCAAAACACACTTGTAGCATATTTAGAAAATGCTACAGTAAAATTTCCGCTACCTGAAGCAAGTACAAGCATATTAGCATCACTCTTTAAAGATAAGGATGATTCAATTAACCCTACTTTATTAGAACAGGTACAACAGCGTTTAATAAAGTCTGGATTCAAAGAAGCAAATGCTAAAGCAATGGCGGATGTACTTATTCGTGTAGCAGCCGCAGAGCGTGTAAATGTGTTAGATTACTTTGAAGTTAACAGTAATACTTTAAAGCTAACAGTAGACACTTATAATGCAATTAATGCACTACGTCCGGTAGGAAATAGAGTCAATTTAGTCCGCCCATTAAACAACTCTGCTACAAAATTTAGACAGTTAATTCAACCGTAATGAGTAGATTTGCACAAGCAGTTTATACAGTACAAAACCCTCAAAAATATGTAGGGCAAAATGTTCCTTACTACCGAAGTAGTTGGGAATTGGCATTTATGCGTATGTGCGATCAGCATCCTAATATATTAAAATGGGCAAATGAAAGTGTTAAGATACCTTATTTGAATCCCCTCACTAATAAATGGTCAAACTATGTTCCTGACTTTATGATTCAATATATGGATAAGGGCGGTACTACTCATGTTGAATTAATAGAAATTAAACCTAAAAATCAAACTACATTAGAAAGTGCTAAGACTGCAAGTAACCGTGCAGCAACAGTAGTAAATTCTGCTAAATGGACAGCCGCACAAGAATGGTGTCAACGCAAAGGCATACGATTCCGAGTGTTAAACGAAGACCAAATATTTCAGACTAATAAAAAACGAACACCTAAAAGCAGAGTAGCCAAAAAGAAAAGCTAATAAGTAGTAGTATGGAACAACGAAGATACTTCACAAACTATACTCTACCTGATTCAGGCGAAGCATGGAACAGTGACATAGGTATTAGAGCAGACAATACTGCTCCTGAAACTATACTATCTCCTGACGATCCATATTACGAAATGGCTATGGGAAAAATAACAGAGGAAAAGCACAATGACTAAAAAACTTGAAGAAGAATTTGGCTTGCCTCCTATTGAAGATGTATTACCTGAAGCGCAGGAAAATTCTAATGACGAAGCGTTTAATGCTGTAGCAACTATCGATGAAGTACAAGAAGCAATTAGTATCAGTGAAAAAATAGACAACGCCTTAGCTGAAGTACGTGGTATGGAAGTACATGATAGTGAGATGGATGCTATTGCAGTAGAAGCCATGCAGAGCTATCAACAACTAATGAGCTTAGGTATGAATATGACAGATATGGCAGCAGGGCAAGTGTTTAACAACGCCGCTAACATGCTTAAAATTGCACTAGAAGCTAAAGATAGCAAAGTTAATCGTAAACTTAAACAAGTGGACTTGATGCTTAAAAAAGCGCGAGTAGATCAAACTGCTAAAAAGATAGGCGACAGTGATGCAGAGGAAATTAGTTCTAACACATTTGACCGTAATGAACTGTTAAAGATGCTGGGTAAAAGCGATAAATAACTGCATAATATAGCCCACTAGGCTTGACAAAAATTAGGAGAATTTTATGGCAGATCTATATTCTAGTCTCGGGTCAAACGCTCGCAGAATAGTACCAAGCTCAACTTTTGGTACACCGCAACTAACATCAATTGTTCTTAACACTGACGGCGTAACAATGCCCAACGGAAGTAGTGTATGGTGCCCAAATGACGCAGACGCAGACAACTACAATCCAGACAGTGACTTTGCTTCACCCGGCAGTGATGTATACCTTGCTGTACGTGCAATTCAGCAGTACTGCGAAATATTCCAAGTTGGTGGTTCCAGCGACAGTTACAATGTCACTATCATTGTAAGAGATTCTAGCATTCCTTATGGCCCAGGTCAGACGTTCCAGAGCGAAGGCGAAACAGTAGTAGCATTACAGGATGCTGTTAGAGAAGCATTAGGTGGTGCCGCAGTATTAGTAACAATCGGACGTATCACAGACGACGATACAGACGGTTGATATTTTATACATATATGTAACATGGAAAAGGACCTTCGGGTCCTTTTCTTATATATAAGTATATATCAAATGATAAATAAGTGCATAGCCAAGAGGCTTAAAATATCAGGAGAACAAAATGGCACAGACCAAAGGTAACGGCGCAGGCGTAAGCGAGTTTTTAACTTCAGTAGGCGTAGTAGCAAAATCAAGTTTAAAAGTAATCAAAGTTGATACTGGTGCAAGTCTTGCAACAGAAGACGATGCAACACGTGAAGCAGTAGAGCGTGCTCTACAGTTTATTCAACCACTAGTATATCATGTAAAGAATGATACATCAGGTGAAATCCATGCTGTAGTTGACAGTGCAACATTTGATGCAGCTTCACTACAGGCACAGATCCGTGGCATCGGTACAGATGACGTAAACGGTTATAGCTTTGCTTCAGCAACTGTAACACTAGGCACAAGCCTAACTGTAGCTTAATTTAAAGTTAAGTTAAGAAATTTGAAAAGGGCCTTCGGGCCCTTTTCTTATATCAGATGATAAATAGTTGTAACAGGAGATTTAAACCATGCAACTACGAGATTTTATTACTGAAAGTTTCAAGAAAGAATACTCATTTAGGGTAAAAATTGCGGCTGATTGTAAGCCAGAGCATTTGGATATTATTGAAGGCTGTCTAGCAAAATATAATGTTGTTAGTGTAGCGTCTTTTAAGCGTACCCCAATTCAAGAAAACCCAATGGAGTTTGTTCGTGCAAAAGGCGTTAAATTAATTAGCGAAGTATGCAGTACTGACGTAGTATTAAAATATCCTGTGCATGAAAGAATTTTAGAAGTATGGTTAGCAGTACACTTAGGTTTAGATCACGATAGAGTATTATGCTATAATGTTAAAGATCCTCGCAAGCTAGAAGCAGACAATGCGGCTGAACGCACTGAATATAATAAAGATCGTACTGTTACAGAAGATGATAGCGTACTAGGTAAAGAAGATCAATCACACTATGAAATGCAAAATGAAGGCATTGAAGATGTAGTGTACTTCGGTGAAGAGTATAATAAAAAGTTTTTAGACACCCTAGCAAAAATCAAAGCTGAAAAAGGCGCAGACTATTTCAAGAATTATCCAACCAAAGATGAAATTATGGGCGACAACTTAAAGCCGATGTGGGATACACTACATGGTCAGGCAAACATGGGTAGAGGTGTAGAAAACAAAGAAGTTGACGTTATTAGTCAAAGTGCTAGAAGGAACTAAACATGAGATTGTCTAACATTTTTGAATTATCTAGTTTGACACCTTCGCCAGAAACTGGCATGAATCCTGCACCAAAACCAGGTTCAGCGGCAGCAGCCGCAGGTGCTAATACAATAAGAGGCGTAACTGGCCAATCTGGCTCAGCAGTAGCAAAAGCACTTGGTACGCTAGGTCAAGGCAAAACACTAACACCTGGACTTGCAAAGGCGCTAGATCCTTATGCAGATGCACTAACAAAAATTTTATCAGACCCGCAGTTAAGAACAAAATTTGTTCAGCTAATGAAGCAAACGCAAAAACAAGAAAGCGTCACAGAAGATCAAGATAGCATTGATGCAGTAGCAGGCGCAATTACACGCCGCATTATGATGCAGCATACAGACTTACTCGGCAAGTACGGTCCTGTAAAGGTTATGGCAGCTATTGATGATGTTGCAGATTTTGCAGGCAGCGACGGCTTAGACGAAATCGGTTCAAGCGATGTTAGCATTTGGACCAAACAAGTAATTCAAGATTTAGAAGCAGGTCACTTTGATCACATGGAAAGTGTTGATGAAGCGTTAAACGTAAAACAGATTAAGAAAGATCTCGATTCTGGCATGTCTGTAGATGCAGTTATTGGTAAGCATGCCAATAAAAACACATCTAACACAGACGAAATCCGCAAAATAATTAAACAACATGCGTGGAACAATCGCATGAAGAAAGAAGATGTTGAAGAAGCAGACGGCGAAGATAAAGTAGATACAGTAACAATGGACGTTCCACTGTTACTACGTATGATGGAATATGCTAGAGAAGATGCACACGAAGATATGGATTTACATGACGTAGCAGAGCGTATGATTGCATTGTCAAAAGACGGTCCATTAAGCATGGACGACTATGACAGCATTGTCGGAAGTGTCGAAGCATTACCAGCACCAGAAGAAGAGCCTGTTGAAGAAGGCTACTACGCTCCAGGGCCCGAAACAATGCCAGGCGCAGTAGGACCTCAAGAAACAACTACTGTGAGTTTTAATCAAAGTAAGCAGATGGGTGATGCTACATTAAACATCAACGCATCAGCAAAAGATATGGAAGAATTGCATCGTATTCTAAAGCTAGCAGGCATTGATTACGATAGTGATGGGGGAAAACAAGAGCCAAGTATGCAAGACGTTGCAGTAGCTCTTGCGCCACATGCTCCAGAAGCACCAGCTGAAGAGCCATGTGGTTGTGAAGACGAAGAACCAGCAGACGTAAAATATAGCACAGACAAACAGACACTAATTAATGTTTTACGTGATAAGTTACAAAAAAGGTTGGCATAATTAACTTAAACTCTTTTGGAGTTCAGAAAGCCCGCTCCGGCGGGCTTTTTTTTCGATAAATACTAATATGGCAAAAGGTACAGTAGAAAGTAGTCTAACTAAATCAGCATACGCTAAAGTAGCGTATACTAACGACACGCTAAAAGAATTTAGAGCATGTTGTCATCCACAAACTGGTCCTAGGTACTTTATGGAAAAGTACATGATGATTCAGCATCCAACTAAAGGTGCGATAAAGTTTATTCCTTTTGATTATCAGTTAGAGCTAATTAAAAATTACAACGATTATCGTTACAGTATTAACATGCTGGGACGACAAATGGGCAAAACAACTGTTGCTGCCGGCTACCTACTTTGGTACGCTATGTTTGTACCAGATAGTACTATTCTTGTTGCGGCTCACAAGCAAACAGGTGCTAGTGAAATTATGCAACGTATTCGTTACGCATATGAAAACGTGCCTGATCATATCCGTGCAGGTGTTACAGAATATAATAAAGGTAGTATTACTTTTGATAATGGTTCACGTATTGTAAGTACCACAACTACAGAAAACACTGGTCGTGGTATGTCTATCTCGCTAATTTATCTAGACGAGTTTGCGTTCGTGCGTAACACTATTGCTAAAGAATTTTGGGCTGCTTTATCACCTACACTATCAACTGGTGGTAAGTGTATTGTTACTAGCACACCTAGCAGTGACGAAGATACGTTTGCTGAAATTTGGAAAGCAGCAAATAAAACCTATGACGATTATGGCAACGAAACTGAAGTAGGTGTTAACGGTTTCAGAGCAATGTTTGCTAAGTGGGACGAACATCCTGAGCGCGATCAAGTGTGGGCAGATGCAGAACGTAGTAGAATTGGTGATGAACGTTTCCGTCGTGAACACGAATGTGAATTCGTTATCTATGATGAAACACTAATTAGTGCAATCAAACTATTAGACTTACAAGGCACTGAGCCTATTTCTCGTATGGGCCAAGTACGTTGGTATAAACATGTTAGTCCAGCTAATATGTATGTGGTTACACTAGATCCAAGTGCCGGCACAGGCGGAGACAATTCTGCTATCCAAGTTGTTGAACTTCCGTCAATGATTCAGGTAGCAGAATGGTGTAACAATAAAACACCTATTGAAGGACAGATGCGTACTATGATGGACATCATGCAGTACATCAAAGAACGTGGCGCTCATCAAATTTACTGGACGGTAGAAAACAATTCAATTGGTGAGGCTGCGTTAGTTGTCATTCGTGACACAGGTGAAGAAAACTTCCCCGGCGACTTCCTTCATGAACCAAAACGCATTCAAGGTTATAAAGGACGTAAAGGCTTCCATACTAATCATAAGAGTAAAGTTGAAGCCGCTATTGCACTAAAACGTTTGATTGAAAAAGACAAGATTACTATTAACAGCAAAATGCTTATAAGTGAACTTAAGAACTTTGTTGCTAGAGGTAACAGCTATAGTGCTAAACCTGGACAAACCGACGATTTAGTGATGAGTCTACTAATTGCTGTTCGTGTTATATCTTATATTAGTACGTTTGAAGATGAAGTCTTTGGTGCAGTTAACAACAGTTTAAGCACAGACGAATTTATGCAAGAGGATGAGTACGATTCTCCAATGCCGGTACTGTAATGATTCACATTGAGAAAATATCGTTAAAAAAGATTAAAGAACCTGAGTTTCAAAATCAATATCATAACTCACAAGGCCAAACGTTTGTTGAGTATCTAGCAGGTGTTACTCCGTTATCTGAAGATGAATATAAAAAGAAGATGTGGAGATTTAATAACACTAATTTAATAAAGCATATTAACACACGGTTGCCACAAAAACTTTCTGGTGTGTCTATAGGAAAGTGGTTTGGCGAAACTGGTATAGACTTAGATGAACTTTTATTAAATCCTCCTAAAATAGATAATCTAGTAATAGAGCTTCCTGTTGATTATCTAAGTGTTATTTCAGTAAAACGATTAAAACTTTTATTCGAATCTCATACTATAATGCTCAACGATTTTGAAGAATTTTGTTGCACATACGGAGTATACCAACCTCATATAATTACATTCTTAACTAACCATAATATAAAACCTAAATGTTTATTTTTAGTTGGTGCAGCTTTTCAGCTGGATAAAGAATATAAAGATTTGAATATTTACACTATCCCGTTTGAACATTGGTTACTAGTTTCTGTATCTGTGCAAAATTTCTTTCTCGATGCTGTGACTGACAAAGAATACAAAGATAAGTTACTTCTAGAAATATATCAGCAACCAAAGAAAAATGATTATTTTTGTGCTGTTCCTGTGTTAAAACCTAGGAAGCATAGGCTAGAGCTTTTAGCTTATTTAGATAAAATAGGAATGTTAGAACAATGCGACTGGAGTTGTGCGTTAAATCAAAGTAAACGTTTTAATAATTTTATACTGCATCCTAACAAACGTTTACAGTCTAATGACAACGTTTTTAATGAGGATGAACTAAATTTTATGAACAAATATAGTTTTCCTAAAGAGTTAAAATTTGATGAACTATGGAAATTACAGGATTCTCCTTATTCAGCTATCCCAACTATAACGGCAGTCGATTGGTTTAACCAGTATAAATTTATATTAGTGTCAGAAACATATATAGGTAACGAAATGGACCCAATTATGGGTGGTTGCGGTACGTTGTCTGAAAAAACTTTTAAATCGTTCCTATATGGATCTAGTGTTGTGATACATGGTGGTAAAGGGTCTGTTGATCAATTATTAAACCTAGGCTTCAAATCACAGTTTGGTAATTATGATTCTTCTAATGTACAAGAAATTGGGAAATTGATGCAAGAAATACAACAGAATCCTGTTGTTGATAACGATATAACAATACATAACTTCGACAGAATTACTGATTTAGAATTTTTAACTAGTTTAGTTACTACACCTCTTAATAAGATAGCGGAATTGATAAATAGTATTAGGAGATAATACTATGGCAGTTAACACTCAAAAACTTGCAGAAAAGATCTTTAACCTGTTAAAAGGATATGGATATGCTGTAAAGTCATATAATGCAGAAGGTAAGTTAGTTGTAAATCCACAGGAAGCAACACGCTTTTTAGTGGACGAACCTAACGTCCTTGTGCGTTTAGATTTAAACAATATGCAGGTTAGTTTAGCTACCAGCGATGATCTAAGCGACGACCCTTTAAGAACACAGTTAAAGAAAATTGTATATAATTTTAGTCCAGAAGTTACATTTGATTACAAAGTATTTGGTAAAAAATTAAAAGCTAAGGGCGAAGCAATTAACATAATTAAAAATTCGGAGAAAGATATGGCGGATGTAATGGAAGGCTTTGGAACTATGACAGGCAGTACAAAGACCAGCTATCAACCACTAGATAACATTAAGATTGTTGTCAAGCATAGAAAGCCTGTTAATGAGGAATCACGCGGAGCCCGCAGCAGAAACATCCACAGCATCTATATTCAGCGCGGCGAAGAAAAATTTAAAATGGCTGAAAACAGTTTAAAGGCAGCTCGTGCAATGGCTCGTCATATTCACAACGGTGGTGAAATGTTTGACAGCACAGGCCAAGCTATTACAGAGATGGCAAAAGAGTATCGTCAACTAGGCGACTTTGTTCGTTATGTTCGTAGTGCAGATCTAGTGAACGAATCCAATGAGCAGTACGTAAATATGGCAGTTGACAACATTGAGTCTATTAGAACTATGTTTGAAAAACTATCCGGTGTTAAGACATACGCTACAGCAGTAGAAAGCCTTCAAGATCGTTACAGCGTTGAAATTCTCGAGGACAGCGTTGACTTAGAAGGTCAGTTTGTTGAAACACACTTTGATGATCGCGTTGCTAACGCAATGGATAGCATTAAGCGAGCAATGGCAAGACAACAATCTTTTGAAAGCACAATTGTGAGTGCAATAGCAAATGAAACCTTTGAAAACCTCAAAGACATGTTAAGTGAAAATGATGTAGTTGATTTTGAAACACCGCACGCAAGACTTGGCCATCAGGTTGCTCAGATGGGTTATGCTGCTCAAAATCCTGTGTTAGGTAATTATCTACAAAATCTAAGCAAGAAGTTAACAGCAGGTGGTTCACTTAACCAGTTTGAGTACACAACTGTTAAGAGTTGCTTGCTATGTGCAACAGAAGCTAAAATTAAGACACCTGTTAGCGTTTCAGAATCAGAACGCTATGAGCAGTTTCTAGATAAGTTCACAGTTGAAACCTCGCTCTAATCAGAAAAATTGAGTAAAATATATGGCCCTGTATAAGTAACATTATACAGGGCTTTTTGTTCTGTATAGATAAATAAAATTGTTAGAAAAAAGTTCTTGACTTTCTTCTATCTAGGCATTAAACTAAACAAAGTTCTTATATAAAGAACAAACATGGCACATATGGCAAAGGAGAAATATTATGGCCTCATTAGCAGACATCCGCGCAAAGCTCGCGGCAATGGAATCGAAACCAGGTTCCACTTCCCAAACTCAAAGCGATAACGCAATTTATCCATTCTGGAATATTGAAGAAGGCGCTTCATCCGTACTACGTTTCCTCCCAGACGGTGATTCAAAGAATGATTTCTTTTGGGTCGAACGTCAGATGATTCGACTAACTTTCCCAGGTGTAAAGGGCGGTGAAAACAAGCCTGTAACTGTACAAGTACCTTGCGGTGAAATGTATGGTGACAACTGTCCAATTCTAACTGAAGTACGTCCTTGGTTTAAGGATCCTTCTTTAGAAGATATGGGCCGTAAGTACTGGAAGAAGAAGTCATATATCTTCCAAGGTTTCGTTACAGAGAATCCACTTAACGAAGATGCTCCTGAAAATTCAATCCGCCGTTTTGTAATCGGCCCTCAGATTTTCAACATCATTAAGTCGGCACTAATGGATCCAGATATGGAGAATATCCCAACCGATTATCTAAACGGCACAGACTTCCGTCTTGCTAAGACTACTAAGGGTCAGTATGCAGACTACAGCACCAGTAAGTGGGCTCGTAAGGAACGCAGTCTAGATGAAACTGAACTTGCGGCAATTGACAAGCATGGTTTGTTTAATCTAAACGAATTCCTCCCTGCTCGTCCAACTGCTGAACATTACACTGCTATTGCAGAAATGTTTGAAGCAAGTGTTAATGGTGATCTGTATGATCCTGCACGTTGGGGCAACTATTACAAGCCATATGGTGTTGAAGTACCTGCTAATGCACCAAGCGCAACTCTACAAAAGACAAGTGCTCCAGTAGCAAAGCCTGCTCCTGCTCCAGTAGCAGAAGAAGATGATGTTGCTCCTTTTGATGCAGACGAACCAAAGGTTAACACAGCATCTGAGCCAAAGCCAGGTCCAGCATTAACAGCAGAAAGCGGTACAGCTAAAAAGTCGGCAGATGATATTCTTGCAATGATTCGCGCTCGTAACAACGGTTAAGGAGCAAACACATGCAGAAACCATTTGACTTGACCAAGTTTCGTACTGGTCTAACTAAAAGCATCACCGGTATCAGTGCTGGCTTTCACGATCCACGTGATTGGATCAGCACTGGTAACTACACACTAAACTATCTTATTAGTGGAGACTTTAACAAAGGTATTCCACTAGGCAAGGTAAGTGTGTTTGCTGGTGAATCAGGTTCAGGTAAAAGTTTTATTTGTTCCGGCAATATTGTGCGTCACGCACAACAATCGGGCTGCCAAGTCGTTCTCTTTGACTCCGAGAACGCACTTGACGAAGAATGGTTGAAGGCACTAGAGGTCGATACCAGCCCAGAAAAGCTACTTCGTATTAGTGTTAGCATGATTGATGATGTCGCTAAAGCCATTTCCGACTTCATGAAAGACTATAAGTCTAATTATGGTGACCTACCCTACGAAGACCAGCCCAAGCTAATTTTCGTAATTGATAGTTTGGGCATGTTGCTCACTCCAACTGACGTAGATCAGTTCCAGAAGGGTGACATGAAAGGTGACATGGGTCGTAAGCCCAAGGCACTAACTGCATTGGTAAGAAACACTGTTAACCAGATTGCTCCTTATCCAATTGCATTAATTGCAACTAACCATACATATGCAAGTCAGGATATGTTTGACCCAGACGACAAGATCTCAGGTGGTCAAGGATTTATCTATGCATCAAGTATTGTTGTTGCAATGCGTAAGCTCAAGCTCAAGGAAGATGAGGACGGCAATAAGATCAGCGAAGTCCGAGGCATTCGTAGTGCTTGTAAGGTGATGAAAACTCGTTACAGCAAGCCCTTTGAAAGCGTACAGATTAAGATTCCTTATGAGTCAGGCATGGATCCATATAGTGGACTTTTAGACATGTTTGAAGCAAAGGGCATCTTGGCTAAAGAAGGTAACAAGCTGGCTTACACTTCTCCTGTTACCGGTGAACTTATTAAGGAGTTCAGAAAAGGTTGGACAGGAGCCAAGCTACAGATAATTATTGACGAGTGGAAGCAAAATCCTCTTGCCAGTAAGGATACTGTAGAGGACGCTTCTGCCGATGATTTTGAACCAACACCGGAGGAATACGCAGATGAGTCCTGAAGTTGCACTGCTTGACGAACTATGGGATATTGTAAAAGTACATATCCCAAAGAAGGATCGAGTTGAATTTGCAGAAACAATTTTGAGAACCTTTGAAGATCATCTAAGTTTAGATGACATCGAAGAGCATGTTCAAAGTTTTGATTCAGCAATGAAAGCAGCCATTAAAAGTCATTTTGATTATCTGTTAGATACAGATGAAGAAGATGACGATTATAACACTGACTGGGATTAAGCATGAGTACTTGGTATAACAAGATTGTAGATGACCTAGGCAATATTGTTCTTTGTATTGACTACTTTGAGGACGAACTTGAAAATGCCAAGTACGAATGTCGTATCAAGGGCAGTCTAGAGAAATCTAGTTCTGCTCTACCTGGTATCACAGAGCATCGCTTCAATCAACTACAAGAGATTGAAGCTATTCTCGAACACTTGAATATTGAGTTACGCAAAGAGCGTAGCAAGGTGTTTAGAAAGTATTTGGAAGCATACAACAGACAACTCAGTAGCAGAGATGCAGAGAAGTTTGTTGACGGTGAGGAAAGTGTTATTACACTCACTCACCTATGCAACCAGTTTAGTTTATTACGCAATAAGTTTTTAGGTATCATGAAAGGCCTGGATACCAAACAGTGGCAAATTGGTCATATTACAAGACTACGTACCGCAGGCATGGAAGATATTGTGATTAGCTAAATAATGTTATAGGGGGTATTTGTATGAAAGTTAAAAAACTAATTATGAAATACTATGAAGCTATTATCGGTGGCGACAAAGAAGAACAACAGCGTCTTTGGAAAAAGTCTTTAAAGAAATCCCTCAAGGGTAAACACACCGAAGTGATTAGGTAAGGAATATTCATGAAACAGGTTATAGCACTATTTTTAGCTCTAGCAGTAGCTACTCCAGCAGTAGCCGGCGGCCACCATTATCGCAATGGTTATAAAACTCAGCATCATCATAGACATGGTCCCGTGATTATACATCGTGACAATTGGGTAGCACCATTAATTGGTGGTGTTATTTTAGGTGCCGTTATTGCAGACGCAAAAGAAAAAGAAACAAAGCAAGTTATTGTTCAGTCTGCTCCTGTAACAGTTACAAAGGTGATTGTATGCAGTGAATGGAAAGAAATTATGACCAGCGATGGGCAAGTGTACAAAGAGCGTACATGTAGAGAGCAATAACCTTCGATAAGTTGTTGTTTTTTAACAAATTTTTAGCCCTTGTAAGTCATTGATTTATAAGGGCTTTTTTGTGGCTAAAAAACAACAAAAAATCGGTTGACTTATGCCCAGTTTCTGCTATTATATGTATATAGGGACAAAAAACGATGCTCACTGTATTGCTAATAATTGGACTGGTTGTTTTAGTTGGGTACTTCTGGAAAGATGTTATCCCCGCTACTGCCGATATTTTTTCAGTTATTATTGGTGCTATTTGGGCATGGTTTATGTTTTGGTGGATTTTAGAAGCAATTTTCGGTTGACAGTACTGCAAATCCTGCTATACTGTACAAGTAAGTTAAATTTTTGTGTGGGAGCAAAAAGTTATGTTAATTAATATTAAGCAGGGCAGTTACCGTAACAGCCCAATCATTAACACTGTATTTCCAATGGTGAAGCCAGTTAACATTGGCAAGAAGGGCATGTTCGCTACAGTCGACGCCCGCGCACTGTTGGGTGAAGATAAAGGAGCAATTCGCGTGTTGCTTGAAGGACCTGATGCATTTGAATATATCACCTCAGAAGGTGAGACTGTCACACAGATGACTCCTCTAAAGAGCGAGAAGATTACAGAAACGCCTGAAGAAGCAATGGATCGTATCCGTAAGCGTTTTGCAATTCTCGACCAAATGACTGATGCTGTTGCGAATAGTGTTGTTCGTGGTTTGATTGTTAGCGGCCCTCCAGGCGTTGGTAAGAGTTTTGGTGTTGAGCGTATCCTTGACGAATATGAAGCGATGCACAAGCTCGCCGGCGGTAAGAATCCGCGCACAGAAGTTGTTAAAGGTTCAATGACCCCAATTGGTTTGTTCCAGACGCTGTACAATAACAGCCAGGATGGTAACATTCTTGTGTTTGACGACTGTGATAGCATCTTGTTTGATGAAGTGTGTTTGAACATGCTCAAGGCTGTGCTGGACTCAGGCAAGAAGCGTACCATTAGTTGGAAGAGTGAAAGTAATGCTCTGCGCCGCGAAGGCATTCCAGACCGTTTTGACTTTAAGGGCGGCTGTATCTTTATCACGAACGTTAACTTTGAAAACGTGCGTAGCAAGAAGATCCAAGATCACTTGGAAGCGTTGATGTCACGTTGTCACTACATTGACCTTGAGATGGACAGCATTGAAGACCGCTTCTTGCGTATTAACCAAATTGTTAAGGACGGCATGCTCAACGAGTACGACTTCGGTGACGAAGGCGAGCAGGAAGTTGTTGACTTTATGATTGAGAAGGCTAACCGACTCCGTGAAGTTAGCTTGCGTATGGTGCTCAAGGTAGCTGACCTTAAGAAGATGGCTCCAGAGAACTGGAAGGATCTTGCAGAGAGTACATGTATGAAGCGTTTTGCCTAAGCACCTCCCACTGGTTAGGCAGGCTCCCTCGGGTAGTAATACCCGGGGGATTTTTTGCATTTGCCACTTGACAAATCATTGGAAGTAGTATAAATTAGTATAGTATGCAAAAAGTTACATTAGAAATAAGAGATGAAGTGAATGTCAAGTTTGTTGGACTTGATGTAAAGACACGGCGTAAGATATCTGACGCTGTAAAGTATTTCTTGCCCTATGCGTATCATATGCCAGCTTATAAGTTGGGTCGTTGGGACGGATGCATTCGCTATTGTGATGTTGGTGGTCGCACTTATTTTAATTTGCTAGACAAGTTGCTGCCTATTGTAGTAGGTGACGGATACCAAGTTGAGGTGGATGATCAACGACAAACTTGGAACTTCTCTTTTGATCCGGTAACACAGACAGACTATGATAATATTGCGTGGCCTGCTAAACATCCACGTGCCGGCGAACCTATCCTTTTACGTGACTACCAAGTTGAGGTTATCAATCGCTTTTTAGACAATCCGCAATGCTTACAGCAAATTGCTACAGGCGCAGGCAAAACACTTATTACCGCAGTACTAAGTCACAAGTGTGAACCATATGGGCGTAGTATTGTTATCGTTCCTAACAAAGACCTTGTAGTCCAAACAGAAAAAGATTACAAGAATATGGGACTTGATGTTGGTGTGTTCTTTGGTGATAGAAAAGAGTTTGGTAAGACGCACACTATTTGTACTTGGCAGAGTCTTGCTATCCTAGAAAAGAAAACCAAAGAAGGTGTAGCAGATATTGACGTAGAGCAATTCCTAGATGGTGTTGTATGCGTAATGGTAGACGAGGTACACAAGGCTAAAGCAGATGTGTTGCGAGATCAACTAAGTGGTATCTTCCGCAATGTTCCTATCCGATGGGGACTAACAGGTACCATCCCTAAGGACGAATACGAAGCAGTGGGTTGCGTTTGCAGTATTGGTCCTGTTGTAGGTAACCTTAGCAGTAAAGAATTACAGGACATGGGTGTGCTTGCTGATCTAGACATTAACATTCTACAGTTGCAGGATGGTGTGTTAGGGTTTAGCAGTTATGCACAAGAGCTTAAATGGTTGGTTACTGACCCTAAGCGTATTGATCAGATCAGTAACATTGTAAAAGGGCTGAGCAACAGTGGTAATACTCTGGTGCTTATTGATCGTATCGCTACAGGTGAGATGCTAATGGAGCGTAATCCAGACTGGGTATTCATCAGCGGCGAAATGAAAACCAACGATAGACAAAAAGAATATGACGAAGTTTCGGACGCTAATAATAAGATTATTGTGGCGACTTATGGTGTGGCCGCTGTGGGTATTAATATTCCTAGGATTTTTAATCTGGTTCTTCTGGAACCCGGAAAGAGCTTTGTTAGGGTTATCCAGAGCATTGGACGAGGTATCCGCAAAGCTAGCGATAAGGACTACTTACAGGTAGTTGATCTTACTAGTAGTTTAAAATACAGCAAGCGTCATATGACTAAGCGTAAAGAATACTACAAAGAGCAAAACTTTAGATTCACAATGACTAAGGTTGAATACAAATGACCGATTTACAGAGTACAATATGTTCTGCATTTTGGAAACACGCTAATGTTCGATCAAATGATGAAGTGTTTCCGTGCTGTCGATTTAAGTATCCTATACAGAAGTTTGATGGTGACTTAGACTCGACCTTACATAGTGAAGAATATAACGAGCTGCGTAAAAAAAATTCGTCCGGTTTAAAAATAGATGGCTGTCAAAAATGTTATTATGAAGAGTCGATAGGAGCATACAGTCTTAGAAACTGGTTCAATGACAACTATGAATCTGATTATGTAACCTTAGAATTTTTGGAAATAGGTTTTGATAATATTTGCAACTTGACTTGTGACGGTTGCAGTCCTAATTTTAGTAGTTCGTGGGCAAAAAAATTAAATTTAGAAAAAACTGTCAGGACTACGCATGAAATTAAATCAGTCCCGCACACAGTAAATAAAGTTTTATTTTTAGGCGGCGAGCCTTTGATGACGTCTAGGCATCTAAAACTTTTAAACAAAATTTTAAACAAAGAACATGTAACAATTGAGTATAACACTAATGGTACATTTTTACTAGATGATGCAACTGTTAACGAACTAAAGAAATTTAAACATGTTAAATTTACAGTAAGTATTGATGGCTTTGGAGAGCTTAATGATAAAGTTCGAAACGGTAGCAAATGGAATGATATTATTAAATTTATTAATCAAGTAAAACAATTAAATTTTGAGCTAGAAATAAATTCAGTAATCCACAAGAACAACTGGCACGGTATAAAAG